AATGCAAAGAAAAACATATAGCTTACAACAAAGAAGTTAGAGAGTTTTGTAGGTCACTTAAAATATGCCCGGAATGTCATAAAAACAAGCTTATGGGCGATGAAAAAACTTGCCCAGAATGTTTAGCACGTAAAGCGGAATACAGAGCCAGCCACCCAATAAGCGATGATAAACGAAGAGAAAATAACGAAGCATTTAAACAATATTCAAGAAACTTATATGCTGAACGCAAGAAAGCTGGTATATGCGTTAGATGTGGCAAGAAAGAAGCTGTGATAGGCAAAACAAAGTGTTTTATGTGCCAAAGTAAGGATAATGCTATTCACAGGAAAAGAAATAAAAATAGGCAGAATATAAAGGAATACCGCAAGGAAAATCACTTATGTTATTACTGTGGAGAACCTATTGACAGACCACAAGGGCAGTTATGTCAGAAATGTTGGCAGATAGATTATGAAAGAGGCAAAAGTCTTAAAAATGATAATAGCAAGCATTACTGGAGACACGATAATCAATTCTTAAGAAAGAAGTGAAAATATGAGTAAGGCAGAACAAAAAAAGTTTAAGGAGCAAATGTTACGTGTTCAGATGAATAGAATTACCAATGAGCAGTAGAAGAAAAATTTTGAATCAGCATTGATATTAATTTTATGGGTGCTGCACGATAAGTTTGGCTTCGGGCAACAGAGGCTAATGAAAGTACAAAAAGAACTTAAGGCACTTATAGATAACTATAATGACGGATTATTCACAGCAGAAGAGCTTGTTAACCAATTATATGAGGAAACAAAAATAGAACATATTAAGTTTAAGTAAAGGAGAATAGGCTTATGAAGTTTTCAGAACTGACTAAGCCGGAACTTGATGAGATAATTAAAAATGCCAATTTTACAGAAGAGGAATTGCGAATATTCAAATTACTATCACAGGGCAGAAGTATTACGGAAATTGCTATGCGGCTGTCCGTGTGTGATAGAACAGTCAATCGCAAGATAAGCAAAATTAAAAGAAAAATAAGTAAGTTGGAGGTTATACAATGATTAGGGTTACTCAAAATGGTGGAGACGTAAAAATAGAAAACATAACTCTTCCAGACAGCTTACTAAAGATAATTGTAGAGATAATTGACAACAAGTAAATATGTGTTACAATGTGCCGTAGAACGTGTAAATGCGGCACATTTTTTATAAAGGAGAAAATATATGGAATGTGTTGCTTATATGAGAGTATCCACTGAAAAGCAGGCTGTTGAGGGCAACGGACTTGATAGTCAGAAAAGGGATATTGAAAATTATTGCAGGAAAAATGAACTTGTAATAACGGATTGGTACATTGATGATGGCTACACTGGCACTAATATGGATAGACCAGAGCTTCAAAGACTTGTGAACGATTGCAGTCGTAAAAGAGTAAGCTGCGTTGTAGCTTTTAAACTTGACAGGTTATCAAGAAATATGATTGATGGGATATATCTTATCGAGAAAGTATTTCAAAAGTATAATGTCATGTTTAAATGTGTACACGATAGCGTGAATTACGATAGCCCTATGGAGCAAGCATAGACTCAAATGATGGCTGTATTTGCACAGCTTGATAAAAATACCATGATGTTAAGAATGCGTGGCGGCATGCTTGAAAGAGTTAAGCAAGGTTACTGGTTTGGTGGTGGTAATTTGCCTTATTGTTACTCATATGACAAAGAAAAGGGCATATTAATTCCTATTCCAGAACATGCGGAACAGGCAAGAAGAGGTCTTGAATTATTCATATCTGGTTATTCAGACTTGAAAATTAAAGAAACTTGCGGTTTTAAGTCTGAACTTGTCACAAGAAGTATCTTGACCAGTGTTGTCAACATCGGAATGATACCTTACAAAGGCAAGGTGTATCAAGGTAGGCATGAAGCTGTTTTTGATAAAGATAGATTTGAACTTGCATTAGAACTAAGAAAGTCAAGGCGTTCAGCAAAAGTTTCCTGCATAACCGAACCTAATCTGTTGACCGGACTATGTTATTGTGGTATTTGTGGCTGTAAAATGCGTTATCAGAAATGGGGCAGTGAAAAACATAAGATTTATTGTTGTTCAAGAGATAAAACGCTTTCATATCTGCCTAACTATAATGCAAACTGCAATAATTCGCTTGAATGGGCAGATAGTATAGAGAAACAGGTTGAAGAAGAAATTCTTAAGATATCCCTTGATTTATCATCTTACAAACCAAAGGAAAAAGCGACAAAACTTGAAATTATGCAATCACAACTTGAAAAAGAGCAGACTAAGCTAAAAAGGTTATACAATCTGTATGCTGACGGAAACGATACTGTCTTAGAAATGATTAAAGAGCTTGAAGCACAGATTAAAGAAATGAAAACAAACATTGCTACAGAAAGCAAAAATGCAATTAATACGCAGAAAAAAGAGTTTGTGTATGAGAACATAAAAAAACTTGCCGACATTTGGGATAACATCGACAAGAAACAAAAAAATATGATACTTAAAACTATAATAGATAAGATTATTATAGTCAATGGAAATATT